CCGTCATCCTCCATATTACTTGAAGCATACATTTTTACAACATCGCGCGACAAGAGACCTTTCAGAAATGAAAAGGTTTTCTTAAACGCGTAATTGTAACCTGTACGTGTTAAGTAATTATGGAAAAGGAAAAGCGTACGATAAGTCACTTTATCTTTAAGATAAAAGGGCCTAACGTCGCAACCTAAGAAGAAATCACCACCACAGCTTTCTCGGAAAGGTCCATCAGCAAATGATTTTTCGTCATTTATTGAAAAGCCTAACGAGGACAAAACTTTTAACAAGGTTTTGTAAGATGTGGAAGGTAATATTATATCATCACCATAGACTGAAACTTCTTCCGTACTATCTCCATTGAATTTGCAGGAAGCAAACGCAAGAGAGTAGAACAGAAGTGATTCGAGTTCGAAAGTGAAGCCGTTACCCATGGCTGAAAATTTATGGTAAGGATACCATTTATCTTCAATCATATAGTAATGACTTCTAGCATTGTCCATCAGATTGAACCAATCCGATGGAAATAAGTTGCATATGACGCCATATGATATGGTATCACTTGCAGACTTAAGATCAACAGTCGCTAAACTGTTGTCTATGCTAGCCTTTCGTGCGAGATCTCTATGTCTGAATTGCGCATCGCGCAAATTCAGAATAGGTTTCAGTTTAGACCGAATTGCTGAACCGATTCCCTTTTGGATCAGTCCGTTAAGTAACGGACCAATACCTATAGGGCGATCTGTTTTAGCAGTTTTCGGAACAAACGAAAGTCTGTCTCCCTTCTCTAATGTTGGAACATTAGGGCGTCGGGGTCCAACAATGAAATAATCATCATTGTGGCTCCAACCGGGACAGCTTCGCAGAAATTCTTCTGCTAAGCCATAACAGCTTTCAGTTACATCTAAACGACTACTCAGCTTATCCAAAGCTGAAGTGTTATATGTAACACCGTAAGTCGCACCAGGGCCAAACTTAAGAGTTAGATCAGTGATATGAGGAGCGTCACCAAGAATAGATAAAATTTTTCTCTGTGCCATAGAAAGAATACTATGTACAGATGAATCAGTGATTTGTGCTGATTCATTTATCAAAACTTGGTTGGCTTTCATACATTGAATCTCACACGCTATAAATGTTTTCATAGCGTTAAGTTTGGGATCATGTGATGTTTTCCAGTAAGGATACTTCTTCGCAAAACAGTAGAGTGCATTATCCATATAATATGAATGTGCATCACTATAGTCGAGCGGAGAGATATCCAAATCTAAAAGACCATCGATATTGTTACTATGTAACAATTCACTGAATTTTTTCGAAAACTCTGAGTTCACATCAGAACACATTTTGTCAAGAATCTTGACTAATGTATCTTTTGTAAATACAGAAGGATCGTCAAAGACAGAATCGATATTACACGCTTGAACGCGTAAGTTTTGGTTGGACATTGATGTAGTCATCAATAGTCTCCTTAACAGTAAGTTTTAAGGTGTTTTGGCTAGAGCATATCTGCGATTATTGACATTATTAATAGCTGTTCGGCTATAATAACACAAGAACCCGTAAATGCATCTACTTCAAAACCATTGAGGAAATCAAGCATCTGTTTGGAACAAGATGCAATTTCTGCAATATAACTTTTAAGCCAGAAATTAGGCATAATAGTTCTCCTTAAAACGGTTCGTTACCATTAAGAACCATGTCTTTTAGACAATCGTTCGAAAGAATCAAATCATTTAAATTCACCATAGCGGTGGTTAACTGATCAGAATCACTTTCGACCGGTGCTGAAACCACAGATTCGATGTCGATATAATCAATTATATCGCCATCTTCACCTGGGACCGATATCGGAAGCCGTAACTTAACAGTAACTTTTCTCTTTACTCGAGAAACGTTATTGATATAGTCAGCGGCCCGACCGGGACGAACGGATGCCGTAGCATAAGAACTGACATTAGACATATCTAATACAGTATCACTTACATCTCGTCCTTGAAACTCGAAGACGCCATTACGGCTTCTCATAGGTTTCAAGGTGAATGAAGTGACTGTAGCAAATGCGTCGTCGACAGTTTTTATGGTAAGGTTTGTTAATTCGCTCATTTTAGCGCTCCAATTACTTTTGTAATAGGTACAACTATTTTCCGAACAGCTTTTGCAGTAAGGATAACGATGTGGAAATTTTCCATGGCGTTAATAGTTGCGTTAAAGGGGTGAAAGTTAGTGGATAATCCGGCAATTCGTCGTATACATCCACATGACGTAGTAAATTGCGTTCCCAACCTACTGTAGACCTAGTCGGTGCTACAGGAAGGAAATGAACATAATCTACTAAGTTCTCCTTTTCATGAATTGTGTATTTTCCTCGAAACTCATACTTATTAGTACGAGTAACATCGAGTAACTCTAAACCTGCATCAGCAGTTAAAGAGTCAAGCCAATGGTTGACCGGTAAAAACCAGTCAAGCACGAAGCTGAAAGGTACAACAGCCCATGATACGGAGTAGGGATTTATCAATCCTAAGTTGGATAATAACGATTCAAGATTAGGCTCGGCCTTATAGGTTGCGGTTATACGCACACTATAAGTTTCCCAGCCAGATCGAGATTTCGTTACGTTATGCAGATTGTTCTTACTGTTAGGATATGGCTTTACAAACCATTCCTCAGCAAGAATATCTGTTACCTTCTTATGGGATTGAGAAAACCCATTGACCGAAAAGATCTTAGATTCATCCGATAAAAGTCCATCAGAAACTAATTGGATTAGTTTATTGATGTCACTTAAAATCGGAAGCCAACCAAATTGTAACTCCAACCAGGCATTCGCAGCATAATCTGCTTTGGATACCTTGGGAGCGCCAATTTTGTTGTTTCTACGATTTAATTGGTCACGGTTCAACAACCTCTTTTGAGGCGAAGAACCACCGTAGAGCTTAATCTCTCGAATTGCGTCGCTAACGCGACCCTTTTTGAGAGCTTTAACTATCTTAAAGATAGCTAAAGAAGCTTTACCTATAAGACCGACGGACTCTTTAAGTTCAGCAAGAAAGACACCAGTTTGAAACTGGTTGCGCTTTCTTAATGAGGCATAAAGGTTCCTTACAGCTTGATCAGATGTTTCTATATGATCAGTTGTATGTCCGCCGAATGAAGCATGGGGATAATGAAATTTCTCTAACCAGAAATAGAACGTAGTTTGTCCATTGTAAGGACTAACTGTCGTCATATACTGTTGAGGCTTTTCAATAAACCATGATTCATAACGCAGGTCTTTAGGAACTACGAAATCACCACGCAGATGTTTGGCCTTGAAGCCTTCACCAGGTGGTGAATCGAAGGGGTTATTTTCACGTGTTGCATAAGAGATTTTTCTAGAGTGTACGACAGAATCTATACTGACGTACCCTTCTAAAAGATCCTTATAAAACGGCCCGTTAGTCTGATTGTGATCAAATGGCGATGTCCTCCAGATTATATCTGAGAGAACATAACTATATTGCTTACTTTCAGGAACGAGTGCGTGTAAATATACCAACTCACTGCTGTTTTTATAAATGACTGCCATAGGCATTCTCCTATAATTTCAGTTTAGAGCTGATAGCTCCGCCTTCGGGCGTGATAGCCGG